ACTAGCACACACAGACATCACGATACATAGAACAACTGTTAGTATCATGAAGTTTTTGTAGTCAGTTATTTTTTCATTTAAAATCGCAGCTTGTTCCTCATTGTAATACATTTTTGTATCCATGATGTTGTTGATGGCTTCTATTGTCGGGTCAGTCATCTCATACATCGTAGGAACTGATCCTTTAATCAATTCAACATTGTTTGTATTGCCCCATTCAATTAATTGATTAACATAAAGATTTATTTTCTTTTCTTGTTCGAATACAAAATCTGCATACTCAACCTCTTTTGGGGTTATATCCTTCTTATAACCCTCTAAATATTCATCCTTATATACCCTCTCCTCTTCTAAGGTCTCTACCATTTCCGCTGGAGTTATGACTCCATGAGAGGTTTTTACGACCGAATCTACAATAATTACCCCATACCAATCAAAGCACATACCAATTTCCATAATGGAAGACTCTGATTGTCGAGCGTTCTCTTTTAGTGTGTTTTGAATGTTTTCAGTAAGAAAGAGACCCTTGAAACCAAAAGCTAGACAAATAGCAGATAAACAATAAACAATAAATTTAGGTCTCATTTTTTAAGAAATTTTTCTGGGTTTTTGGCAAATTTTTCACCTAGCCTTACTATACCACTAATAACCTCTGGACTTATTACACCAATAATACCGTAAGTAATTGCCTTCGTTAATGATGATACATCTGTTTGCTCTAAAACAAACCAAGCTATGCCAGCAGCTAGGGCCGCTGTAATCACCCTTTTAAACTGTTGTTTAAGCGTTAATCCATTGTTACCTGATAAGAGCCTAGCAAACATCGCAGCAGCACCCACAAGCGGGACCAACCAGCCTCCATTGAGGAATTCTTTGATTAAAGACTTTTCAGGTTCCATGTAATTAATTACTACACAAAAAAAGCCACCCGTGCAGGTGGCTTTTTAATTTTGTATTTAAAACTAATTTAAATTAGAATTTGTATGATACTCCTGCTCCTACAGACCACTCATTGTCTAGGCTATATGCACTAGAAGAATCAAGGTCGTTATCATTGTAAGCTCCTTTAACAAAAACAGAAGCGCCGTCTGTAATTTTGTAAGCAGCAGCTAAACCTGCTTCAATAGCAGTGTATTCATCAGCAAGATTAAGTCCGACAAAAGGTGTCAACACAAGACCTTCTACTGGAGTAGCAATGTCGCGAGAGAGAATGAACTCTACGCCATAAGAGCCGCCAGAGCCTCCTCCAACTTCATGCCACGCAGTTGCTGTAAGGTCTGCAAGAGTATGGCTATAAGTGAGGCCAACGCCAACTTCGTCCCAACCTCCAAAGGAAGAATCAATCCTTTGAAAATAAAACTCAGCCCCGAGGTCTTGGCCAAGAAGGGTAACCCCCCTTGAGTAAGCAAGGGAGATGTCTTGTTCGTATCCCTCGTCAACGTCAAAAATGTCGATACCGACAGAAGCAGTGCCTCCAGCTTTTACTGGGGCAGAGAGTGTAAGTGAATAACTAAAAGCGTCATCCCTAATGCCAACTCCTCCGCTAGTCGAAAGAGTGCTATATGAAACACCACCTTCTACAGAGACATCTGCCAAAGTGGTTGCTTTAACTGCGCCAACCATAGCAGCGCCCATAAGTAGTGTTGTAAGAATAAGTTTCTTCATGAGATTAATATATATTACAGAATTGTAATGGTCAAGGGAAAAATTATCCAGAAATAAGGAAAATTAAACAGCTTCTACAGCCTCTAGAGGCTCAGCAAATTCAGGGTTGTCGTCCTGTGTGATAGGAGTGTTATCAATGCCTCTGGCAGCTTGCTTGATTTTAGTAGCTAACACTAATGCGTTTTGTGCTACATTTAGTCCTTGTGCTCTTACGGCTACATCTAAAAGGCCAATAAGTGCATTCATTTCCTCGTCGGAGAATTCGATTGTAGTATTCATATATGCAATATTATAAATTAATAATACAAAAAATCAAGGCCAAGTTACAAAATGTGTTTGGCCTGTATAGGAATATCCTGCGTTGTATGGAGCTAGAAATAAACCTGTGGTTTCCCAGATACCAGACATCATGTCAACCTTCCTGTTATACTCCCTCATGTCATGATACGCCAAATCCATACCCTCAAATCCTGTGATACCAGATCCACTTAAGAAACGCCCTGTCAATTCAGCACGATAAACTTGCCAAACCCCACTCCCTGTAGCTGTTTCGGAGTGAATTTGACCTCTAAGTGGACTGCCTTCTTGATATGCCATTACTAGAATCTACACTTAAAAGTGTTTATTTCCCGCTAGGAAAATAAAGCTGCCTCTCTAAGCGCCTAAATCTAGCATCAGAATGCCAAACCTCATCTTGTTGTGGCGTATAAATCCCTTTACTTGTCTCTATTGGAATCCCTTTTGTCAAACTGAGAGTAGAAGGTTGATAGATGTTTAAAGGAGTTGTCTTCACGGATGAGTTCGTCGCGCAAGAGATCAGCACGGTCGGCATCACCGCCATTAGTCCTAATGTCTTCAAGTTCTTGAATGATTCTTTTTCTTTCTTCTTCATGGTCTCGTTTTAATTGTAGGTAGAAAGTTTTATTTTTTAAAGATAAAAATAACTCAATTGATTTTAAAACAGATTTAATTAAGGAAATCATTAATGTTTTCTTCTACATACTGATTTACACTTTTCCAGTCATATTCCCCTATAATTTCCAGTATTTTTGAATTATCGGACTTGGTAAACTTTTGATATTGCCCCTTTAACTCTTTAGGCATTGGTATCTCTGTTATTTTGCAATGGGCATTTGCTTTGACTATATCTGCTACATCTCTAAAAGAAATAGGGTTGCCTGTGCCTACATTAAAAATACCTGAAGCTGGATTGTTCAACATTCTATAGTGAACCTCACAAACATCTTCTACAGATATAAAATCTCTTTTATATTTTTCGCTATTCTCAAAAATCTTTATCTCTCCACTAGATAAAGCTTGCTTAATAAATTTAAACACAGGGCTAGCTTGATCGCCTTTTTTATCTTCTCCCAACCCATAAACATTAAAATACCTGAACATAACTGTTTTTACTCCAAATAGTTTGGTGTACATCCTACATATTTCTTCACCACCAACTTTAGTAACTGAATATGGGTTTAGACAATCTGTATTCATTTCCTCATGAAGTGGTGGATTATTGGATAAACCATAACATGCAGATGTTGATGAGTAAATAACTTTTCTAACCTTGTGATTTCTACAAGCTTGTAATATATTTGTTGTTCCTTCACAATTCACTCTAACGGTTCTAATTGGATTTTCAATAGCTGGTTGTATTCTTGATTGTGCCGCTAAATGAAAAACGTAGTCAACGTTTTTAAATAAAGGTTCAATTTTTTCAAAATCACAAATATC